CATAATCTACCGGATGAGCTGGCGGGTAAGCTATCTGTTTTGAGTATGCTCGAACCGGAGGGTTATGTCGAAGGCGTGGGCTATCGTGCAGCCGATAATGTATTCTATGTGCGTGGATGAGTGGCGTGGAAGTATGCGACAACAAGAACTATCGTGTATCAATACACCCCACTACCAACAAGGTAGATATATTGTGTTTTGGTCTTAAAGCTATTGACGCGTCAGCTTTAGGGTTATATGACAGTATTTACGACACACCTATGTGGGTACAGGAGAGGGTAGCTGTCTTGATGATGACCAGTGGAACACCGCCGACAGAACCAGTCGAGGGCGTGGGTCGCCGAATAGATAGTAATACTTATTGGGTCTACTACGACTAGGTAGTGGCTCACTACCTTGGGGGCGGTTCGCCGCCCCTACCCACCCACCGAAACCAGTTACTACGAGGAAGCCTATGACACCCGAAGCCAAAGTTAAAAAGAAAATTATTGCCGTACTAAAAGAACATGGCGCATACTATTTCTACCCTGTCACAGGGGGCTTTGGTCGGAGTGGTGTACCAGATATAATCGTGTGCCACAGAGGTCGTTTTATCGGGATCGAATGCAAGGCGGGCAAGAATAAGCCAACACCTTTACAGGAAAAGAACTTGCAGGACATCGAAGTGGCAGGTGGAATTGCGATGGTTGTCAACGAAGACAATATTGCAGATGTCAAAAAATGTTTGGAGGGTTAGTTGTGGATTTGAGCAGAGTAAAACAACTTATGCAGCGGGGAATTAGTTTCGAGAAAGCATATGGGTTCTGTATGCAGCAGTTGGCTAAATCAGAAAACCAGATACCCAACCATAAGGTACAAGAAGCGCGAAGGAAGAATGCTACGTCTGGAGCCTTGCGTCCTAGCAGTGGCGCTTCAGACAACCCAGAGATTGTCGAGAAAATAGATATGTTCTTACAGAGCAACATATATCAAAGAGACATAGCTAGACTGTTGAAGATCAGTCAGTACACCGTCTCTAAAATAAAGAAACGGCATAACCTACCTACAAAAAAGTTGGATGATGAATAAAGAAAACGCGAAGCTGCAAAGCAAGATAGCTATTCAGCGCACTGAGATTGCAAGGTTAACCCAGAAGTTAGAGAGGTTAACCAAAGAAAAGTCCGAACTACTACGGGATATAAAGTGGATGAGAGGAGAACGTGATGAGTAAGAGAAGAGCGATCATTGTGGTTGAGTTTGAAGGTGGTAGTCCACGCGCTATCGCTAAAGTAAGCGACAGCATGGCGCGTATTGCAGAAAACATTACCGATAAGATACTTCCAGAAAATGGCATATATGTGGCGTCAAGTGTGGGCGCAGTTTGCGATACAATCCCCCGGTATAATGACCGCAGTATAACCGTGGAAGACTTAAACAAAGTGACGTTTCGTGGGATCGGGACCAAGCACAAAAAAGGAGAACGTGATGAGTAAAGATGACATGGAAAAGATTTTGGATGAGGCATTTCGCAAAGTGTTTGGGGAGAAGTGGTAATGGAGTTTTTTACTGCACTGCTAATCTACTATCCGCTTCAGGATATGGATATGCGAAGTGAAATTTGGTTTGAGAACTACGCTAAATGTGAGCAGGTTCTTAGGTCTGATGCGCTGCTTGGTATCTACGACAACTCAAAAGATGTTCACATGAACTGCACTCAATCAGATCAAGCGAGTTCATCTATACGTCCGAAGGTAAGGCCGAAAGGGTTGGGCAATGGGTGACGAAGCACTGAACTTGCAGCAGCGAGCGGAACTTAGGTTCCTAAGAAATGAAGTTAATAAATACGAGCGTGAGGTTAATCGCGCCGAACAACACCCCAACGTGCAGCAAGACCTGCAACGCGCGAGGGGGGAACTACGAGAGTTTACCGCAAACCTGCGGAAACAAGGTGTCAATATATAATGGAGAATGACATGGCTATAGTAAAGAAACCAACCGCAGCAGCTACGATGGAAATCCATGCGTTAAAGCAAGGACGTATCAAGTTGCGGATGATCGGGCAAACCCCGATGTACTTTAACAGCATGGGCGCAAAGGCGTGGCGTGACCTGTTAGTCGGCGGCGGCAAGAAAACTGCGGCTGAGAAGAAGAACATAAAGCACAACCCCGAGCAAGAGTTTCGGGATAGTGTGTACAAGAAGTCTACAGGTGATACACACCTGTGCTTCCCCGCTGCGGGTGTAAAGGGCGCGATGGCTACCGCTGCGCTTGAGACAGAAGGCATCAAGAAAACAAGCGTTCAGCGGTTGATCTTCCTACCAGAGAGCCAAATTCAAGTCTGGGGTAAGCCTTACTTAAAGATGGACATCGTTCGATCTGCGGATATGAACAAGACGCCCGATGTGCGTACCCGTGCGTACTTACCCAACTGGTGCGCAGAGGTGGATATAAAGTTCGTGACGCCAACTCTGAGTGCGTTCTCTATTGTGTCCCTGCTACAAAACGCTGGTACGATTGTTGGTATCGGTGACTTCAGACAAGAGAAAGGTCGCGGTTCATACGGCACTTTCTCTGTAGCAAGTTCTGAGGACATGGGAGATCAACAAGAAATATGGGACGACATCACGCAAGAAGCGCGTGAGGTTCAAGAGTTGGCTATGGAACATCCAGAGTGTGCTGACGATCAGACACGCGAGTTGATGCAGTTCATTCAAGAAGAGCGGTTGCGCAGAGCAGCCTAAAGAAGAGGGGCGGTTAACGCCGCCCTAATTCACGGACAAGGTAAGACGGTCAGGGTACGGTGCGGCAAGGCGAGGTTAGGCGAGGTTTGTTTTGGCGGTCATGGAATGGTACGGCGAGATGGGTCACGGCAAGTTGTGGCGGTCGAGGCGGGGCTAGGAGAGATATGGCGAGGCGCGATCAGTTCTGGCAAGGCGGTTCTGGTAAGTTCCGGCGCGCTGCGGCTAGGCGGGGCTGGGTCGGGCACGGTTGGGCAAGGCGGTCATGGTATGGTGAGGTTTGGCAGAGTCTGGCAAGGCGGTTCAGGTTCGGTCGGGTAAGGCGTGGAGTGGTCTGTTAAGTTCCGGTTGGGCACGGCGTGGCGGTCGGGGTCCGGTTGGGTACGGCACGGTCTGGTTTGGCGCGGCAGGGTCCGGCAAGGCGGTCTAGGTGTGTTAAGTTCCGGTTGGGCACGGCGAGGCAAGGCGGTTTAGGTTGGGTACGGCGAGGTCCGGCACGGTTCGGCGTGGCATGGCAAGGCGGTCATGTTCCGGTTCGGAGAGGCAGGGTCTGGTCAGGCGCGGTCTGGCATGGCAAGGCGGTGCAAGGCGGTCAAGCTAACAAACAAGTGGTGGGCTGTAGTGGCCCACTACACAAACATAAGAAACTTTTTGGAGGACAGTATATGTCTAGTTTTAATAAGAAGACCAAGCAGCGTATCATAGATGATTACCTGCAAAACACAGGTGCAAACATGTTTGTGCCAGCGGACTTTGTTGATTGGTTGGCGACACAACCAGAACATGAAGCATACCCTGCCTTCTATGGTATGGATGATGCAGAAGCAGCAAGACAACACCGCATACAAATGGCGCGTCAGATGGCGTCTGGGTTACGGATTGTTGCCAAAGCGGAGGACGTAGATAGTTCTGTGGTTGCTATCAAAGTGACGGAGTACCCTGCGTATATATCTCCTGTGTCCAAACGCAGAGAGGGTGGCGGGTACGAACCGTTTGATCCAACTGATGCCAACTCACAGGCAGAGTTGCGTAGGCAAGCAGGTACTAGCCTAGCCGCGTGGCTTGAACGGTTCCGTGGTTGCGCGGAACACATTGGGTTAGACATGACCCCGTTGGAAGACATTGTGCATACCCTGCGCGATGATAAAAATAAAGCAGTAGGAGAATAGCATGGCTAAGAAGAGTAAAGCGGATAAAATCTGGGCGTACAAGATCAGACACCCGAAGGCCACAACACGCGAAATCGCTACGGCTACTAAATCGTCGTACAACTATGTCCACGCGCTGATGAGTAAGATCGGCACACCGAAAGAAGTGTTAGAGGGCGCTGTGTACGAGATGACTAAACACGGTATGCCGAAAACGGATCGAAATGCGGATTTAAATCCGGGTGGTGTATCGCGTGCAAACATCTTGGACACAGCCAAGGAGTACGTCACAAAAGACCGTGCGTCTGACCACGGCGACATGGAAGATAATTTTCAGCGTATCGCCGTATACTGGAACGCGCATCTTGGGTTGATTGATTTCATAAAGACAAAAGATGTTGCAGCGATGATGGCGTTACTCAAGATAGCTCGCATACATTCTAACCCTACACACATGGACAACTGGATTGATGCCTGTGGCTACATGGCATGTGGCGGCGAGATAGTGGGTAAAGGCTAATGGATGTATATACGCTAGATTTTGAGACGTACTACGATCAAGAGTATTCGTTGTCGAAGGTCACAACCGAAGAGTATGTACGTGATCCACGCTTTGAAGTAATCGGCCTTGCAATCAAGAAGAACGATAAGGCCACTAAGTACGTTAATGATCCGGCGTTGATAGAGCGTCTTCTATCACACATAGACTTCTCTGGTAGCGCCATCTTATGTCACAATACGATGTTTGATGGCGCTATACTAAGCTGGCGCTATGGAGTTAAGCCCAAGGTTTGGTTCGATACTATGTGTATGGCGCGTGCGCTGCACGGCGTGGAGACAAGTGTGTCGCTCAAAGCTACAGCAGAACGGTACGGTGTGGG